GATGATGCACAGGAAACTTACACTGCTAGATACACTCACGAGACTGTAGCTTTAGCATTTGCTATCACAGAGGAAGCTATCGAAGATAATCTCTACGACAGACTTTCTGCTAGATACACAAAAGCTTTAGCAAGATCTATGAGTAACGCTAAGCAAGTAAAAGCTGTTGAGCCTTTAATCAACGGTTTACCTTCAACTGCTACGTTCAAGTCTGGAGATGGTTCTGCATTATTTGCAACTGACCACTCTACTGTGTCAGGACCTAATGTAAAAAATACATTAACTACACAAGCAGATCTTAACGAAACGTCATTAGAGCAGTCAATGATTGACATCGCTAAAATGACTGACGAGAGAGGACTTAGAATTGCAGCAAGAGGATTGAAAATGATCATTCCTTCAGAGCTTCAGTTTACAGCTGAGAGACTTATGAAGTCTCAAGGTAGAACTGGAACAGCTGACAATGATATTAATGCAATCGTATCTATGGGTATGGTTCCTCAAGGTTATAGAGTGAACAATTACCTAACAGATACTGATGCGTTCTATATCTTGACAGACGTACCAAATGGTATGAAAATGTTCACAAGAGCTCCATTGACAACTGCAATGGAAGGTGACTTCGATACTGGAAACGTAAGATACAAAGCTAGAGAAAGATACTCATTTGGAGTATCTGACTTCAGAGGTATCTTTGGCGTAGAAGGTGCGTAATCAATAAAATTTATGGGGCCGCCTCAAAACGGCCCCATTTATCATTAACGGTGAGAAAATGAAAAAATTCAGAGTACAAATATTTGCATATCAATTAAGAACAGATTTTATTATTGAGTCTTTAGACGGTCCCATAGATATAGAAAATGCTATCATTGACAGATTGGGAAAATCTGATATAAAATGGGAGTCTCTTGGAGAAATGCATGATCCAAGAGTAAACAGAATAACCTATGAGGAGGTTATAGATGGAGGCGATAATGCAACAACTGGAGACCCTTTACACAAAGAAGAAGGGACTAGATCTTCAATGGGAGCAGGAGCATCTGAAAGAGGGTAAATATACTCTCGATATGGTTAAGATTGATCGAAAGGTCAGAGAAGTAATTAGCCAAATTAAACTTGCAGAAGCAGAAAAAGCTAATGCACAAAATAAAATAGATGATGCGGCTCCTCAAGTTTCAGTAGCTACTTAGTAAAAAGCTACATCGTTGAATAAATCTCATTCACATCACAGGCTCTCTTGCGCTCTACGCAAATCTAGTATATAGTTTTGTCACTATACAATTAATTAGAACATAGACGCGTATAGTCGACGGCCTAGAGACTATGTTCGGAAAACTAGGAGGATATAATCATGGCAAAAACTACATTTCAAGGACCAGTAAAATCAATTAATGGTTTTCAAGGTGTTGGAACTGGAAACTCTGTAAGTATCGGAGCAGGTGCAACTTCTTTAACTGTTGATACACATGCTGGTAGAATGTTGTACCACAACGTTGCGGGTGCAGCTACTTTGACTTTACCTGCGATTAATTCATCTGCAGACTCAGGTGTTGCAGGTCCAGGTAACGATCCAAACTCAGCGAACAATTTAGGTGCTTCTTTTGAGATATACATTGGAACAACTAAAACTGGCAGCTTTATTTTACAAGTTGCTAACGCTAATGACACGATGACTGGTAATGCAATTATCGTTGATACGGATACAAACGACAATGCTGAAGGTTTTATGACTGCAGCTGCTTCAGATACTATTACTTTAAATGGTACTACAACTGGAGGATTAGCTGGAACAATCATAACTTGCAAAGCAATCGGTGCTAACAGATGGGGCGTACAAGTCCACACTGGTGGAACTGGCGATGCAGCTACACCTTTTAGTGCAGCCGTAAGTTAATAATTAATTTAGTATGGGGCTTCGGCCCCATGCTTAAATTTTAAGGAGAAACAAATATGAGTTCAGACCAAAAGTTTAGTACACTAACAGCAGATGGTAATTTTAAAACTATCACAGGTGGTTCTACTAATATTGGGCCTTGTAGAGTTACATACATACAAGCTCACGGTGGAAGTGATTGTTTAGTTAAATTACATGATGGAACAGGAACAGGTGGTTCTTTACAATTCCAAGCTAAATTTAGTAGCGAAGGTTTAGATATTTATGTTCCAGGAAATGGTATTAGATTTGAAACCGGAGTATATTTAGATTTAACTACTACAGATTCTGTTACTATTGGCTACACTGGCTAGGAGATTAAATGGCTAATACTACTTCGGGAACAGCAACGTTCGATAAAACTTTTGCTATTGATGAAATAGTAGAAGAGTCTTTTGAACGTATTGGTTTACAAAACGTTGCTGGTTATCAATTAAAATCTGCAAGACGATCTCTTAATATATTGTTTCAAGAATGGGGCAATAGAGGTATCCACTATTGGGAGATAGACGAACTTAATTTAGATTTAATTGAAGGACAAGCAGAGTATGACTTTTTTAGATCTAGTGATGATGGCACAAGTGCTGTTTCTACACCAAATGGTATATATGGAATGTCCGATGTTCTTGAAGCACAATTAAGATCTAATAGAACTCAAACAACTCAATCAGATAGTCCGATGACAAAAGTAGATAGATCTACTTATGCAGGTTTTTCTAACAAATTATCTAAAGGCACACCCAATCAATATTGGATAGAGAGATTTATTGATAAAGTTAGAGTGCATATTTATCCAACTCCAGACTCAACAAATGCATCCAAAGATATGCATTTTTATTATATTAAAAGAATTCAAGATATAGGTGATTACACAAATGCAACTGATGTGCCATTTAGATTCGTGCCTTGCATGGTATCAGGACTTGCATATTATTTAGCACAAAAATATCAACCAAACTTAATTCAACCTATGAAATTAGTTTATGAAGACGAGTTTGCAAGAGCACTAGCGGAGGACGGATCAGCTTCAAGCACACATATAACACCAAAAGCATACTACCCAGGAACATAATATGAAAAAATTAGTTTTAAATACAGTATCAGAAATGATCGAACAGTTTAATAAATTAGCTGTAAAAAGAAAAAAAGGAACTATTACTAAAGAGGAAAATGATTTATTAGATACATTAAGAGATCGTTTAGATAGTTTAGAAGACAAAGGAAGAATTCCAGAAAAAAAAGGTGGTCTTATTGATAAACCTTTAGGACCTGGTGGTAAAAAGAAAAAGAAAAAAGGTAAAAAATAATGGCAAAATACGCAACAGGTAAATACGCAAGAGCGATATCAGATAGATCTGGTATGGAGTTTCCATATAAAGAAATGGTTAGAGAATGGAATGGTGCATTTGTGCATGTATCTGAATTTGAACCAAAACAACCACAATTAGAACCAAAGCCTATGAATGGTGATGCAATATCTTTAAGACACGTTAGACCTGATAGAACAGAAACCGCTGTGCCTAATCTTTTACCTTCAAATCCTTTTACTATTACTAATGGATCAACAACTGTTACAGTTAATGAACCAAATCACGGTAGATCTACTAGTGATACTGTAAGATTTAGAGACGCTTCAAATGTAGCAAATTTACCAGCAGCAACAATTAATGTAGCTGGGGGGTATACAATTACTAAAGTTAATGATAATAAATATACTTTTAATTCTGGAGTAACAGCTTCAGTAACATTAGAAGGAGGAGGAGACATAGCTTCAGCAGGGCCAGTCACAGTAACAGCATGATTAAATGGATTAAAAATTTATTTTGTAAGATAGTTGGTATTAAACAATGTGAGTGTCCAGAGGACGAACACATAGAACTGTATACTAAAATACCAGAACCAGAAGTTCCAATTTATAAAGAAAAAGAACATTGTGAAAGACATTTAAGATTTATAAAAAGATGTCCCGATTGTATAGAGGTAGTTAAATAATGCCAGGATTAACCGCATCAGGATTAAAAACACAAATAAAAAGTTATACTGAAACAGATTCAAATGTTTTAACAGACGCTGTTTTAGAAAATATTATTTTAAACGCACAGTATAGAATTTTTAGAGATGTGCCTATCGATGCAGATAGAAAGCAACAAGTAGGTAATTTTGTTGCTGGACAAGAGTCTATCAACTGTCCTGCAGGAGCTGTATTTATTAGGGGTATACAAGTTTATGACACAGCAGGATCTGAGATTACAGGAGCTAATAGATGGTTAGAAAAGAAAGATGTAACGTATCTTCAAGAGTATCAAGATATTACGGGAACATCAGCAGCTCAAGGTCAACCTAAATATTATGCTATGTTTGGTGGTGCAACTGGTAATACAGATACCACATCGGGTAGAATATTTGTAGCTCCTACACCAAATACCACATACAGATTTAGAGTTCATTTTAATAAAATGCCTGATCTTTTAGAGGGTGATAATACTAATTATATTAGTCTTAATTTTCCAAATGGACTATTATATTGTTGTTTATCAGAGGCATATGGGTTTTTAAAAGGCCCGATAGACATGTTGACTTTGTATGAAAATAAATATAAACAAGAGGTACAGAAGTTTGCTAATGAGCAAGTTGGTAGAAGACGAAGAGATGACTACACTGATGGCGCTGTTCGTATACCAGTAACCTCAGCAAACCCGTAGGAGATTAAATTATGGCAATAACATCAGCAATATGTTCAAGCTTTAAACAAGAGCTTTTACAAGGTAAACACAGTTTTGAATCTTCAGGTGGACACACTTTTAAAATTGCATTATTTGATAGTGATGCAAACTTAGGGGCTTCTACGACAGACTATTCAACATCAGAAGAAATTACAAATACATCTGGTTCTGCATATTCTGCAGGTGGAGCAACCTTAACAAACTCTGGTGTATCTTTATCTTCAACAACTGCATTTACAGATTTTTCAGATGTAACTTATTCTTCTGCTTCTTTCACTGCAAACGGAGCTTTAATTTATAACACAACAACAGATGGTGGTTCAGGAACAACTGATGCTATTTGTGTTATTGCATTTGGTGGTGATAAGACAGCTAGTAATGGAACGTTTAAAATAGAGTTTCCAACAGCAGATTCTTCTTCAGCAATAATCAGATTAGCGTAGGAGGTCGACTATGTCGACGACTTCAGGATGGGGCAGGTTTACCTGGGGCCAAGCTTATTGGAATGAAAATGATAAGTTAGGAGCAGGTTGGGGTGCTCAAACTTGGAATCATGGTGCTTGGAATGATCTTAATGATGTAACAATCAGTGTTACAGGTTTTTCAATAGAAACAGATTTAGGTATAGAGGGTTGGGGCAACAATGCTTATGGCCGTGGTGCGTGGGGTGAGTTTGCAGCAGACATTGGTCTTGGTGCAGATGTTTCTGTATCAGGTGTATCTTTTTCAGCTGCAACAACTGCAGCTTCTGGAATAGGTTCTGCGGTCGTAGAACCTTCAGGTGTTTCTGCATCATTTAGTGTTGGATCATTAGCAGTAGAATCAGACGCTAATGTTTCAATGTCTGGTGTATCTGCCTCTTTTGCATTAGGGGCTGTGGCAGTTGCTGATCAAGTTGTTGGTCTAAGTGGTCAATCATTTACTGCAAGTCAAGGAACTGTAACACTACCAAATGCAACAGCAATTCTTTCTGGTTTATCATTTACTGCAAGTCAAGGGACTGCAACTGGATCTTCTAATAATCAAGTTGATGTCACAGGATTTTCAATGTCTGCATCTCTTGGAACAGCAGTTGCACCAAACAATGCAGCGGTATTATCAGGTGTATCTGCAGAATTTAATTTAGGTACAATTGTAGGTCTAGGTGGAGCTGTAGCTAATTTAACCGGTTTATCTGCAACAACAAGCGTAGGAACATTAGATCCTAATGACATGACTTTAGGATTAAGTGGTCAATCATTTAGCGCTAGTATTGGCTCAGTATCTGTGGTTGATATGCAGGTTGGATTGACTGGCCAATCAGCAACATTTAGTGTTGGATCAGTAGATATATTTGCATATGGCGATGTTGACACTGGTTCAAATACATCATATAGTAATGTTTCAACTGGATCGAATGATACATATTCGGATGTTGCAACTGGATCAAATACAAGTTATAGTGACGCTGCATAGGAGATAAAATTTATGGCATCAACATTTACCCCGTTGGGGATAGAACTTCAAGCAACCGGTGAAAATGCTGGTACATGGGGAACAAAAACCAATACTAATTTACAACTTATTGAACAAATTGCTGGTGGTTTTACCGCACAATCAATTGCTGGTGGTGCACAAACTACAGCTTTAACTATATCTGATTCTGGAACTGGTGATGTAGCGGGTCATAGAATGATTGACTTTACTGGTACAATTACTGGAAATCAAATTGTAACAATACCTTTAGATGTTCAAACTTTTTATATTTTAAGAAACTCAACTTCAGGAGCTTATACAGTTCAATTTAAATATGCATCAGGCTCAGGATCTACATTTACTTTTTCAGCAACTAACAAAGGCACAGCGATAGTATTTGCAGCAGCAAATGATAGTACAAATCCAGATGTTATACAGATTCAAACAGGTGGAGATGTTGTTGACGATACGTCACCTCAATTAGGTGGTAACTTAGATACTAATTCTTTTATGATCGACTTCGATGATGCTCATGGTATCAGAGATGAAAACGCAAATGAACAATTAATTTTTGAAACAACATCCTCTGCAGTAAACCATGTAGATGTAACAAACGCTGCAACAGGAAATGGCCCACAAATAGGAGCCGTTGGTGATGATACTAATATTAGTTTAAAATTAAGACCAAAAGCAACTGGTAATATTGAAGTTATGGGTGCAACGAACCCAGGTTCAATTCAGCTCAATTGTGAGGCCAACAGCCACGGGATTAAACTTACTGGACCTGCACACAGTGCTGGCCAGAGCT